GCCGTACGTGTTGCCAATCGGGGCTTATCCTATAGCATTAGCTAGCTGGCGGCAGTATTACGTACGGCACGGTTACCTTGGTAGGTAAGCGGCCCGCCTTGGGCTAGAACTATTGATAGGTGTGGCGACAAAGAGAAGGAGTTTATTACCCTAGGCGTGACCGGGTACAACCCCGACCGAGCGGCAAACGCGCCTAGTAATCTTATCCTATGGGTCCGGCATTCGGCCGGTTCTGGCTTGCTGGGTTTCCCATCCACCCGGGCTGATCGTAGGCCGGTACTCCCGGACCCCGGGGCGACACCTACACCAATGGTTCCGTGTCCTCCAAGCTGACCCCCCGGGGTGACTGGACAGGGGGGAGGGGGGGCTGGCCCCGGCTTAGGTGTTCCCAATAGAGATTACGAAAAAAGTAAACCTACCTACTTGACATCTACTTAGTTTGAGCCTACTCTATCCTCCATGGTCAAAGGCTCTCTCACCTAGGGCGGGAGTTGCCGCCGTGGAGTTCTCCGGGGTAACGGTCGGAGGACCATTGAAATTAGAGACGAGGTGCTCAGTTGTGCAAGCGAGCAGTAAGCGGAGCGGCGGAGCACCTCATCAGACTGGGAAGCCAATGAAAGCACGCCTCTTCCGCTGCCAGTGCGGGCGCAACATCGCCGAGGACAGCCTGATTAAAAGCCAGTCCATGGCCACCCTCATCGTTTGGTGCCGGTCGTGCGGCAGACGCGCTGTGACAGTCGCTATACCGTGCGAGAGCTACACCCTCGAACCACTACAAACTGTGAATGAAATAGATTGGAGACCACGTGCAGACCCCGACCTTCACCCCGACCTTCACCTTGATAGCAGTCCACCGCGGGCATCCGGACTTCCACGAAAGCACACCAATCGTCTGGTGCGGTTATTCTGGTGAGCACCGGTCCCACATTTGGAAGAAGGGGGCTGAGGGCATGAAAGAGGGTATTAGGTTCCTCCGGTCGACGGACGCGTTTAACGCTGGCGTGTCCGGACCCAACTATCAGGAAGTAGACTGCAACAAGCTCCCCGACCGGGGGATAATGGTCCTGACCTGCACCGACGACGGCAAAGAGGAAATCAAATGAGCAACGACATCGCAGACAAGATCATCCGCGGCGAGAACATCGACCTCGGTGCCGCCCTAGCTGAGGAGCAGAAGCAGCGCCAGCGCCGCGAGGCCGATGCAGTTAAGTTGCAGTTGCTCTGTGCGCGCATCGCCAAGGCGATCGGGCGGAACGTCGAGCAGCGGACGCTGATGGGCGCACTCGCGATCATGACGGCGCAGGCGATCTGTCACGTACATCCTGTCCGGCACGGGCGTCTCTACGTTGACTTTCTGCAGGCGCTCAAGGCGGCCATCGAGGGCACTTACCCCAAGGGGCAACTTCTGCAGCCACCGGACATGAGCGTGCTCGACCGGCACATCGAGGTGCGGACGTTCACGCCGCCCGCCGACGACGCGCTTGACAACGGCCCAGAGCCAACGACGTCCGTAGAGGAACCGACCGAGTTGCGCCCCGACCCGACCAATCCGAGCGCTACGCTGGAGGACGACCTCGCCATCCCCGAGCACCTCAAGAGAACGCCATGATCCAAGTCCGAGGCGACATTCCGCACGACGCCGGGGTCTACGTCATCGTCCGCGAGGAGCCCGAGAAGGTGGCCTTCGTGGGGACGACGAACGACCTGCGTCATCGCGCGAGCATCTGGGTCTACAACTTCAAGCAGGCTCGGGCGAACCCGGCCTTCAAGCTCCCGGTCAAGGGGATGGGCGTGTTTCCGTTGGAAGGGTGGTCGTTCTCGGCATGGGCCAAGGTCGACGAGGGGCAGGTTCGTGACGTGCTCACATCGAGCGGGTTCCGGATCCTCAACAAGGCGACGCGTCACCGCGGGACCATTACCTACAAGGGTAATGTGAAGACGTTCGCCGAGCATGCCCGCGACGCAGGAGTGAGCTACGAGACGGCGTACGCCCGGTGGCGGCGCGGCAAGGACCTAGACGAGGTGTTCAAGCCATGAAGGACGACAAGATCGACATGGACGTGGTGTGCGCGACGCTCGAAGATGTTGTGAAGGAGAGCTTGGAACGCGTGGCACTCCCGGTGCCGCCGAAAGTAATCGGCATCTTCGACAAGAAGGAAGTCAACGTCGACGCGCCGATGTCTCCCGAGATGCAGAGCGTGCTCGATCAGATCAACGAGATCGCCCAGTCGTCTGGTCTAAACAAAGTGGTTGCCCTAGGGACGTTCCTCTTACACGAGGACGGCACCATGACCCGCGCATATCATGTCAGCACAGGGTATTGGTGCGCTGCTCTCGGTGCGCTCGAGCATCTCAAGCACTCGATGCATGTAAAATACGACAACAACTAAGTCCACGCCGCCGCGGAGAACCGCGGTGCCTGCGAAGGGCGCTTGAACAACTGCCGCTGGATCATCCCCATCGTCCCCGACATCGCGCCCATGCAGCCATACTGTAGCGCGTCGATGATATGTGAGGAGTTGTTCTTCATCGGCTTGGCGGCGTTCTCCTGCGTCTTGTCCTTCTTAAATCTGTACCCTCCGTTGAGCGCGAGGACGAGGTTCGGGCAGCGCGACCCATCAATGACAAGGCCCGGGCCGTTCATCATCAGCCAGTACTCGACGGCGCGGATGCGCGGATCCAGATCGTTGGTGGGCGCGGGGTAGGCCGTGAAGCCGTTAGCCCGCAGCATGTCGAACGACGTGACTTCGTACAGACTATCTTTGGCGACACCGCTTGGATCGCCGATAACGACGACAGGGCATCCGAGGTAACGAGGGTCCATGAGGCGAGGGCGCAGGTTATTCTGGAGGTGAAGCTGCAAGCCGATGTCGTCGGCCATTACCTCCTCCAGCGCCATCAACTGCCCGCGATCGTTGGGCTGCAGGATCACCGAGCACGGGTCTCGTCCGAAGTCCTGCCCGATTATTAGGAGGCGTCCGGGGGCAACATAGTCGATTTTCTCGACAACGTGTTGTTCTCGACGGAAGGTCGACGAAAATACAGCAGAACCGCTAGGATCAATGCCGTACTCGGCATGCACATAGCGGCGTACCCAAGCTGGCGACGGATTGCGGGCCAGCCGTTCGTAGTACATGCGGCCTCGCGCGCGGCGGGCCGGGTCTTTTTCAGGAAGCGCAAGAGTTTCTGGCGTCTGGTTGAGCCATTCAAGATTTTCCGCTTCATCGGAGAGACCTCCCGGCTGCTTAAAGACCTGCCAGTCCGCAGGGACATCGACGGACATGAGATAATGCCAGCGACCGCCCTCCTCGGGCATGTTGGTGTCGGCGATGATACCTGACCAAGTACAACCGCCCATGGCCGCATTCGGGAAACGGTTACAACGACCAGAAATTGGACCCACCAGATCGGCATCGACCTCGATGCACTCCGAGATCCAGCAACCGGTCAACTGCGACGACAGAAGCCGATCCTGATCTTGGATGTTCTCCAGCGGGATAAGCAGCCATTCCGAGCGGATGTCGCCGCACTCGATGTAGATCGTGCTGTCGGACACCTTCCAGTGGGCCATGCCCGGCAGCCACTGCAGGATGTCCTTCAAAATCGTGGCTTTCATCTGCTGCAGGGTCTGTCGCACGATAGCGAACCGCGTGTAGCGATAGCCGTCTGGCGATTGCCTCTGCTCCGCGGCGCGGCGGTATAGTTCGAAAATGCACCCGGTAGTCTTGGCCGAGCCGACCGGCCCAGCGATGAGCCGGAAGAACGCCTCCGAGACCATGAAGTCAGCCACAGTCTGCGGCGGCGTGAAATTGATCGTGCGGGTGCTCATTTGTCGGACCCCGGCCACGCGACAGACGTCGCTTGCTGTGACGGCCTGAACGCGTTGAGCGACGCGGCGTGCTCAGGAGCCGTCGTGAGCGGGGCGGACGGCGCACTGGCAGTCGGAGCCGCCTCCGGTTTGGTTACCTGTGGAGGTAACGCGGGGGCCACTTCGACCGCCTGTGCATTTATGACCTTGTCGATCGTTATCGTCTGCGGGTGGATCCGCGCGTGATCGAGGTTGATCGTCACGTGAACGCCGTTGCCGGGACCGGCGTCGGCCTCGCGCACCGGCTCGAAGTTGGCCAGCTTGGCGAGCGTCTTGCCGAGTTCGACTTTGGCGGCCATTGGGTTGGCGGGGTCGTGCATGAGCCGATTGGCCTCGCGAAGCCACTGCTCGAATACAACACCCGCCTTGGCGGACACTCGCTCTTTGGCGTTGGACGACGCGTGCCAGATCGCGTGGGCCTCCGCATAGAACGTCATGAATGTCTTGTTGTCCTTGACCCGCTCATTGAACAGTTCGTCGGTCAGGCCGTACATTCGAAGCACGTCTTCGGGCTCGTACAGGCCGCGGGCTAGCTCATTGGCCAGCCGCTGCAGCATGGTCTCGTCCATGAGAAGTTGAGCGCAGGGGTCGGTCTGCACCGTATTGGTGAGGCCGGGCAGGGGGGACGGTACAACCACTGTTTGATTTCTCCGGGGATTGGTGGCTTAATGCCAACCATATACTGAACCCCGGCTTCTAGTCGAGGAAAGACACCAGTAATGGCTGATCTGGCCGTCCTACCCCCAGTTCCCGTTAACGCGGGGATGATCCCGGTGATGAACAACGAGCAGCTAGACGCCGCGCAGGCCGAAGCGCGAGCGCAGCAGGCTGCTTCCACAACTGTGTCGGATCAGGTGGCGACGGGCCTCGCGGGCTACATTCGTTCGGAATGGGACACTTTTAAGCGCCACCGTGACAGCAGCCAGTCCGGGTGGTCGCATCGGCTCTTGTCTGCACTCCGAGCCTTTAACGGTCAGTACGAGCCTTCGAAGATCGCAGAAATCGCCAAATTCGGCGGCTCCCAAATTTACGCCCGCATTATTGCGATGAAATGTCGCGGGGCGAGTTCTCTCTTGCGCGACGTCTACCTGAACGCCGATCGGCCTTGGGGCTTCGCGCCTCCGGGTGAGCCCGAAATCCCCGTCGAAGCTCTGCGCGCTGTCATGCAGAAAGTCGAGATTGAAATGCGTGACAGCGTCGAAGGCGGCCAACCGGTCGACAACGACACGATCCGCGACCGCACGATGGCGCTCTTGGACAACGTCAAGCAGGGCCTCAAGCGGAAGGCCGTCGACCGGACCAACACCGCCGAGGACAAGCTGGATGATCTTCTCCAGCAGGGTGGCTTCTACAAAGCCCTCGCGGAGTTCATCGTCGACCTGCCGTTGTTCCCGTTCGCGTGCATCAAGGGGCCGACTGTCAAGATCTTCAACGAGATCGACTGGCAGGATGGGAAGCCTGTCCAAGTCAGCCGTCCGCGTCTTACTTACGGGCGTATCTCGCCGTTCGACATCTGGTTCACGCCGGGCGTGAGCGACATAGAGGACGCCGCGGTCATCGAGCGCATCCGGTTCTCCCGTGCGGAACTCAACCAGCTTCTGGACCTGCCCGGCTACAACCACGAGGCCATTCAAAACGTCCTCCGCGAGTACGGTCAGGGCGGCCTGAACATGGAGTGGGACACGACGGATAGCTCGCGCGCCGCGCTAGAGAGCAAGGAAAACCCGATCTACAATCAGTCTCGGCTCTTTACTGCGCTCGAATACCACGGCAACGTGCAGGGCTTGATGCTCTTGCAGTACGGTATGACGACCGAGCAGGTGCCTGATCCACTGCGCGACTACACCATTGAGTCGTGGATGATCGGCAACTACGTCATCAAGGCGCAGATGTCGCCGAGCCCGCGTCGACGCCATCCGTATTTCATTACCTCATTCGAGAAAGTGCCGGGTACCGTCGTCGGCAACGCGCTACCGGACATTCTTGCGGACATTCAGGAGGCTGCGAACTCGGTCTACCGGTCGATGATGAATAACGTCGCGATTTCCTCGGGTCCGCAGGTCGTGGTCAACGACGACCGCCTGTCGGGCATCGAGACCGGCGACGAACTTTATCCGTGGAAGCGGTGGCATGTGAGCAGCGATCCGCTCGGCGGGTCCAGCACAGCCAACAAGCCGATCGATTTCTTCCAGCCGCAGGACAACTCGGCGAACTTGTTGAACGTGTTCAAGGCGCTGGTCGACATGGGCGACGACGTGTCTGCCATCCCACGTTACCTGCAGGGTAACTCTCCGGGTGGTGGCGCTGGTCGCACTGCGTCAGGACTGGCGATGCTCATGGGCAACGCGTCAAAAATCCTGCAGACGGTGGCAGCGAACATTGATCGCGACGTGATGGACCCGTTGCTTCACGGGCTGCTCGACATGGTGCTCTTGACCGACGTCACGGACGTGCTCGATGGCACGGAGCGTCTCGTTGTGAAGGGTGTCGCGGTCGCCATGCAGCGCGAGACGCAGCGCAGCCGCCAATTGGAGTTTCTCCAAATCACGGCCAACCCGATCGACAGTCAGATCATGGGGCCGAAGGGGCGCGCCGCGGTGCTCCGGTCGGTGGCCGATACCCTCGGAATGCAGGGCGCGGACATCGTGCCGACGACCGACCAAATCGAGGAACAACAGCGGCAGGCCGAAGCACTTGCCGAGAGCCAAGGCGTCCCCGGCAGCGCAGGCATGGGAGCGCCTCATCCGGACGGCGAGGGAGGGCAAGTGCCCGGCCAGACGCCACCCGGAACAACACCGGACATG